TGGGTGGAAAGGCAGGCCACAACAGGTTTCTTTAGACTTAATGGTGCGGGTTCTGGGTACGAGACTCAAAAAAGATTCGGTGAGACAGTTGACAAGGGCCTAGGGTTCATGTATATTGGCTCTAGAAATTAACAAAAGACATTCAATGTCTACAAAGAGCACCCTACTAAAAAGTCCTGATGATATTCGTAAAAAATGGTTATTGGATCCCTTCTTAAACTTTTTGAAGGACAAATATAGCAGAGAACTCTACAAAAATTTAATCAAAGTTCTTCAAGCACCGACCGGATTTGGAAAAACTTTTGCAACAACTAATTTTTTCATTCCAAAACTTTTTGAGAGTGGTGTAAATCTCATAGTATATGCAGCACCAAATGTTGAGAATATTGATACCGATTCTTTCATGATTGCTGGACAGCAATATGAATATCTTTTCGTAAGAGATCCAGATACTGCATTTCGTTTTCTAAAACAAGGAAAAAAGGTTGTTCTTGGATTGACTCACTCGTATTTGTGCAATTCAAGCAAAAAGTGTGTATCTCATAGAGATAAATTGATTGAGATTGCAGATCAATCTGCATGGTTTATTGAAGAGTGTCACTCATGGCTGGGAGTTACTGCACAAGAATGGTATAAAGATGTTATCGGACATGCAACACCACATTTTGGTGGAACAGTCTATAAACTTTCTAAACAAATTTTACAAAAAACTGATTTAATTTTTGGAATTACTGCAACTCCAACTAAACAACATCGTGGAGTAGTTGGTGAGGAATGTTTTACAATTTTGAATGATTGGTGTCCTGTTCACGAAAGACTTTTGCTCACAAAATGGTCTAAAACATATAAGGAATACAAAGGATTTGTAATAGAACAGCATGGAACTAAAGTTCAACCTGTTATCAATACTGAAGTGTGTGAACAGGTGTTGAAAGATTATGTTACCAATCATCATGTTGCTAACATTAAACGACTTCAAAATCTTCAACAATATGATGAAAATGTCGTTCCAAAATTGAGTTCTCTTATTGCCTGTGGGGGAAGCAATAATGAAAGATTGTCAATTCATCTTGATGATGCTGTTGAGTGGTTGTCTGATATTTTAGCAAATTCTGGATATGCTGAAGCGTGTCAGTGGATTGCTGTAATGACTGACAAACAAAAAGGATTTTATAATCTTCTTGGGGATTTTACTTCTGCAAATGAAGATGAAATTATCAATGCTCTTAATGATGAAGAATCTGACTGTCAGTTTGTTCTTGTGAATAACAAAGGAAAAGCTGGCATCAATGTTTTTAATTTGACTGGTATTTGTTCTCTCCGTATACGCAATCCAAGAACAAGAGATTGTACTGAACTTTCTCGCCAGATTATCGGTCGTCAAACACGACTTAATTCTGGCCATGGAAGGACTCTTTCAAAAGAATATGACTACAATTTAGAAAAAATGTGTCTGAACTATTGTAATGACTATGGAGTTCAACCAAATATTTTTTACGAAACTCTTAAAGTTGCAAACACTTTTGAATTTTGCTTCCCAACAACTCCAGGAGAGCATTGGGAACTATCAGTGAGTGAATTTGATGATTTATACACTGCATCATGGGACAGAGTTAAAGATATTGTTCGTAATCTTATTTTTGCAGAACAACTTTGTGATAAATGTCCATTGCATAATAAACTAAGTTCCGTCACGGATGATTTTGATTTCGGGCCCCTTGACTCATTATTCGCATGAAACGCAGGGACGGTTGAATAACCTGCACATGGCCCCTTGTCAGGGGTCATTTTTTATTCTATCTTAGCCATGTTGACAGTTAATTGATGCTTACTCTTCGCCCACATCAGAATCGTATCCTTGATCGTATGCTTGCATACAACAAAGGTCAACTGATTGTTCCCACTGGTGGTGGTAAGACTCTCACTATGATTGTTGATACTCAGCGTCGTCACGATGCTATCAACAATGGCACCACAACAGTTGTTGTTGCTCCTCGTATTCTTCTTGCAGAACAACTTTGTAGTGAGTTTCTGGAGATCATTGATACTGCTCACACACATGTGATGCACATTCATAGTGGTGAGACTCATCACTATTCTACAACTAAAGCAGACAAGATTCACATGTTTGCCAACACTGCTCGTGCTGCTGGTGAGAATGTTATCATCTTCACCACCTACAATTCGCTTGAGCGTGTTCGTCAGGCAGATATTGAAGTCAATACGATCTATTTTGACGAAGCACATAACAGTGTGAAGCGTAACTTTTTTCCTGCAACTGAGTTCTTCTCTTATGAAGCAGATCGTTGTTACTTCTACACTGCAACTCCGAAACATTCCCTGACTGTTTCTAAGCCAGGCATGAATGATTCTCGTGTTTATGGTCAGACTCTGGTGAATGTTCCTGCTCCTGAGTTGGTTGAAGGTGGTTACATTCTTCCTCCCAAAGTTGTAGTGAAGCAACTGCCTTTGGTGAAAGGTCGTAAGGTCATGTATGCTGAAGATTCTGACAATCTGTTGGAAACGATTGATGACAACAACATCGACAAAACTTTGATTTGTGCTCGCACAACAAAGCAGATCATGGGTCTTTTGTCTCAGTCTGACTTTTGTATGCAACTCGCTGAGCGTGGCTATTCTTGGATGACGATCACATCTAAGACTGGTGCAATCATCGACGGTAAGAAAGTCAACCGTGAAGAGTTTTTCAACACTCTGAACACTTGGGGCAAAGATTCTGAGAAAAAGTTTGTTGTTCTTCACCACAGTATTCTGTCTGAGGGTATCAATGTAAATGGTCTGGAAGCAGTCATTTTCATGCGGAACATGGATTATATCGGCATCAGTCAATCCATCGGTCGTGTGATCCGTCTGGGTGGATCTGAGAAGACATTTGGTCTAGTTTGTGTGCCAACTTATGACTCAGTTGGTATCAGCACTGCTCGCAAGGTTCAGGCAGTTGTTGATGTTGTGTTCCGCAAAGGTGAACCTGCTATTTCTGAAATTCGGAGGTAATTATGAGGACCAAATTTGTATGTGTCGCACCTAAAAGTGTGGAGGCCAAAGTTGACTTTGAAACCCTATTCATGTCCCTCCATTCTTGTAAAGTTTTGGGTGAAGATTCACAAACATTCTACTTGCAAAATATCAAAAATACATGTAGATTCTATGTGAATAAAACTGAAGATCTACACTGGAATCTAATCAACTGAGGAATCACTATGTTACGCCGACTCAAAATTAAACTTTGGAAAGTTGCATCTGCATTAGAAGCATCTCTCTATCCATACGATGATAGGTATGAGATGGAAAGAGAACGAGAAGAAGAGATGTCTGGGTGTGTTGATCTTACCAGTGACTATCAAGAAGAGGACGGATTTGACCTCCATTTTAGTGAAGAATCCACACATAATTGGTTGAAAACTTTAGATGATAAGGTATCGAGATTGCAATCAGAAATGATCTGGGCTCAAGCAGCAATCAAACAACTGGAGAAGAATGGTTGATTTTCCTTACGAAACTTTTCACATCCGACTTGAACATAAGGACGGAAAAGACAAGAAAGTCTGTTGGTTTCAATGTAAAGATCACTTTGAAAAGTATGTGACTCGATACAAGATTCGACCAGAAGAGTGTAAGGTAAACTACCGTAAAGGCCATGTAGAAGTTGACACTAAGATCAAGAAAGTAAACAAGGAGATCTTAGCAGCGAAGAAAAAGAAAGCAAGAAAGAGTAAGAAACTGTTTTCTACTATTGATGACTTTTTTGTGTGACGATCTTAGAGCTGCACACCATCGCTTGATCTGCCCTTCATTTCATGTATATTGGCCATGTTGAGACAAACACACATGACTGCTACCGGACAATCCTTTGCTGATTTTGTTGCTGAGCGTGACAATGTTGCTGACATGGAGAAGCAAATCGAGAATTATTGTCTGATGCTTTGTGAGGCACTTATGCAAGACTTCTTGCGTGCTAACAATCGCAAAGATTCTGGTTACAAATTCTACATTGAATCTGGTCGTAAGTATCACAAACTCATCATGGAGACTGGTGGTTCTTCCCGTAGTGTTCATGCCTTCATTGATAAGAAGACTGGTGAAGTTTACAAACCAGCATCATTCAAGTCTCCAGCTAAGCATGTCCGATTCAATCTTTTGATGGAAAAGTCTCGTGAGTTTTTGTTTGAAAACTGCGATTGGGCAGGTGGTTATCTTTATATGAACTGATTTTTTTCTTTTTATTCACTTTTTTCCTATTTTAATCATGTTTGACGAACTCTGGTCCGAAATTAAAGACTCCGAAGGTGAAATCTTCGATGTAATTGAGTACAAAGAAGAGTGGGAGAAGGAAGACAAATTTGATGTGGAAGGTTATATTAAAGGTAACATTGATTATTGAGTATTATGTTGGAACTTCCATCCGATTTTATTCATGAACCACCAGAAGGTTACTCCTATGAAGTACAAAACCACAAAAGGAATGTGGTTGCTATTTGGTTACGGGATCACCACAAGTATTCTTACACTAATGATGATGTTAGGACTATTTGGGGATTCTACAATGGAAAGAAAGGAGAATACTATGCTCCAGTCAATGCAAAGAAAGCAGGAAATGTAGTAGACATTAAAGACACAAGAAATTATACTGCAATGCAAATCAACTATAAAGGCTTGGAGGCATTTTTCACATGAATTAAACCAGTTGGGGAACTGTCACACACCCGCTTGATTTTTGTCCCATCTTACCCTATCTTGGCCATATGAAAAACACTCACATCGAACACCCCGAAGATTCTATTCTCACGGGTGATCTTTCTGTCCTTGATTGGTTCACTGAACCGGGTCACATTTCACTCAAGATTGATGGTTCCCCTGCTATTGTTTGGGGTATCAATCCTGCAACTAGCAAGTTCTTTGTAGGTACTAAAAGTGTCTTTAACAAGAAACTTATCAAGATCAATGAAAACCATCGGGACATTGATCGCAATCACAGTGGTGTTGTTGCTGATATATTACACGCTTGCTTTGATAATCTTCCTCGTATCTACGGGGTTATTCAGGGTGATTTTATTGGCTTCGGTGGTTCTGATTCTTACTGCCCCAATACGATCACTTATGTGTTTGAAGAGACTGTTAAAGAAAATATCATCGTAGCACCTCATACATTCTATTCAGTTTTGGATGGTGATTGTCTTCGGGATGCTGAAGCACATCCACTTAAGTTCATGCTCCAAAGTAGTGACAAATGCAAATTTGTTCAACCCGAAGCATGTTATGGTGGTTCAATCTCTGATGCTGAAGAGATTGAGCAAGAGGTTCGATTCTTGAAAGGAATCTCACATGGAATCTGCTTTGTTGATGATAATGAAGCAAAGCGAATCAAGAAAGAATTAAATGCTTGTATCCGTGAAGATCGTGAGGTTGATGATTATGCTTTCGGTTGTCATTCTCAGTTGATTCGATTCTGGAAACTGGTCTCATTCCTCAAGATGAGGTATCTCGAACTGTGCTACAATCAAGGTCCACTTTCTTACATCGGTGAGGATCTTATTGATGCTGAGGGTTATGTCAAGACCAACAGCTGTGGCATGTTCAAATTAGTTGATCGCTCTGTATTCTCTCGCGCAAACTTCAACAATAGAATCCCACAGTGACAGTTGGCAAACCGGCCTAGAGGCGCTTGTAAAGGGGTCTCAGGCATGTATATTGGCCATGTTGAGAGGTTCACCACATGACTCACACCATTTCAGACAAACAAGAGACAATCAACGGCATGACTCACACTGTCATCGCAGTGGACGGACTTGATCGAGTTGAGATCAACAACAAACTGCATGATCTTAACGAACAGATCAGCAAGCTTCAGACCAAAATTATTGGTCTCCGTGAAGTTCAGTCCATGTATGTTGAAATGCGGGACATGATTGATCTTGAATGTGAACGCCGTGAGCGTGGTGAAGAGGTTCAGAATCTTTTCGATGAAATGTTCGGAGGTTGATTAACACTAACTCATTCACCACTAACTAACAACAATGCAATTCCAAATCACTGATATTGAGTTTGATTTTCCAGATCCAGAAGATTGTGTTGATTTTGATAAAGAAGATGATTATTATGGTGAAATAATTGCTGACACTCTTGAAACAGTTTGGGAAGCATGTGATGAAGATGATTTAGTCGAAGAGATCACATCTGCTACAGGTTGGTGTATCAAATCCATTGATTATCGTCACATTCTTAACTGAAACTCATGATTACTTCCAAAGCACAAATGCTCCGAGTGATGAAAGGTTGTGAGGGTTCAGATACTCTCACAAGAGAACAAAAGTTTGAAGTTTTTGTTAGAGTCTGCGACAATATGTTGGCAGAAGGTAGAATGACCAAAGCAACTCACAAAAGGTTTACTCACATCTGGTAGTGTCTTTTATTTCTTCTTTCACTTATTCTAACACCATGAATCGCTCTGAACTTCAACAACAACTCATCAATTCTGTGATTGATGGAATGGACTTCAAAACTATGTGGTCAGTTCTTTATGATTACATGGATGAGAGCTATGATAAGTATTCTGATGAAGAATTGAAGACGGAAGTAGAAGAATACTACCCAGAGCTTTTGGAAGATAGTGAAGAACCAAGCGAAGCGACTGGATGGCAATAAAAACCAGTTGAGGGAGTGGCACAGGCCCCCTTGTGTTTGGGGGCATTAGGCCCTATATTGGCCATGTTGAGAGATTTCACCGCAATGCAACTCACCGCAAAAAACGGAAACATGGTTGTTGACTTCTATCCCGTCAAATTTGCTGACGGAACTATCAACAACCGCCACATGCTCAAAATTGTAACTTTCATGGGCAAATCACAGTCCAAGAGTTATATCAACAAAAAAGATTTTGATCGTGAGGTTGAATCTCGTGTCCATGGCTATGGTTATGAAGTAACCAACATGCACACAGATTATCAACTGTTTAATTCTGCTCTCTGTCCAGCTTGCTGAGTTTATGTCACTTATCAAATCTTATTTTCACACTAAAATGATGGACAACCTTGAAATGCTGACTGCCCGAGAACAACTAATGGAGGACATTGATTCTATTGTTGAAACATTTTGTTGGGAAATGTGGGAAGGAAAGTATCCCGAAACCCAAGAAGATCTAACCCGTGTTCTGTGTGATGCGGTCTGCAAAAACTTCCCCACTAAATGAACATGACTGACTTCATTTGTGCTTACTTTGGTAAAGGTTCTGATGGTAAAGAATGGACCATCACTGCCCGTGGGTTTGGATCACTTAGGCAAGCAGAAAAGCATGGTCTTTACATGATGCCAACTGCCGGAGTTTTCGGTTTCGCTGTGATTGCAGAGGATAAAGATGGATGGGTTCTTGATCGGGCTTACAGCATTCT